CGTGGCTGTTGCCATGTCACATGGATTTGTTGAAGAAGGGCGGTCAGTACAGGCAGCACATGGTGTTGCGTCATCCGGTGAGCGGGGCAACGATTGCGGGTCAGGCGAGTGGAGCGCACATTGGTCGAGGTGGTCGGCGCACGTTTGTGCTGTTCGATGAGTTCGCTGCACTGGACGATGACGAGGCTGCATGGCGATCTGCTTCGGATACGACATCATGTCGAGTTGCTTTGTCAACACCCATTGGATTTGGTACGCGGTACGACAAGTTGGTGGCTGAGGCGCGGAGTACGGGCGAGCCAATCTTGTTGGAGATGCTGTATTGGCAACACCCAGAGAAGGGTGTGGGCGCGGAGTACCGGGTAGATCAGTCGGGCGTGGTGACGGGAGTGAGTGGTGGGACGTACGTGTGGACACCTTGGTTGGCTGACCAGTTGCGCAAGCGCGACAAGGTTGACTTAGCGCAGAACGTGTTCGCGGAGGCGATGGGTGCGGGTGCTGCGTTCTTCCCCAGTGTGTCGGTTACACAGCACAGGCGCGAGTTCGGGTCGGAGCCAAGGAGGGCGAACTGGGTGGGTGGTCGGTTTGTCGATAGTCCAACGGGAAGGTGGCGGTTGTGGGGTGAGTTGGAGCCGTTGGGCAGTTACTCAGTGGGCGTTGACCCGGCATACGGGACGGGGAACCATGCGAGTGCGGTGTGTGTGATTGATGCGGAGGAGAAGCGGATGGTCGCGAGCATGGTGGATGCCACGATTACCCCGGCTGATCTGGCTGCTGAGGTGGTGGGTGTGTGCCGGGGCGCGTTCAAAGAGGCGGTTGTGGCGTGGGAAGTGAATGGTCCGGGTCAAAGTATGCAGAGAGACTTTGAGGCACAGCGGTTCCATCGGGTGTGGAAGCAGCGGAAGGAGGGTGTATCCAACCACGGGGCGACCGAACGAGTGGGCTGGTTGAGCACTGAGCAAAATAAACGCTTGCTGCTGGGCAATTTAAGTAGATCAGTGCAGCAGGGCGAGATGATTGTGCCATGCACGGGGACGATGGATGAGATGTTGGCGTACGTGTTGGACAGTAACGGTCGGGTGGTGGCTGGTCGGTTGCGGGATGAGAGCACGGGAGCGCGAGAGAATCACGGAGACAGAGTGATTGCGCTAGCCTTGGCATGGATGGCGATGCCGGACGCACCTGTTCCGCAGTACGACCAGAAGACTTACGCTCCCGGCAGTGCGGGTGACTTGCTTAAACACTGGGAGGTCAACAGATGATGATTGCTAATGGTGACAAAGTACGTAACTGGGTCAAGGACAATGACGAAGAGGCGATGTTTGCAGATGGACTGGACGATGCGATTATTGCTATTTCGCGTGATTCCCTGACAGGGAAGTACCGGGTGGTGTATGACGTAGCCCGTATCGTTCAGGTCTTGGTCAATGATCAGGGCATGGATGAAGATGAGGCGTATGAGCACATGGAGCACAACATCATCAACGGCTACGTTGGTGAGATGACCCCGATCTGGGCGTTCCTCCCAGAGGAGAACTGAGTGGCTAAGAAGAAGAGTCCAAACCTATCGGTGGGTCGCGGCGAGAAGTTGCCTGTGTCTCAAGGTGCTGGCTTAACTGCCAAGGGTCGAGCGAAGACGAACGCTGCAACGGGCAGCAATCTCAAGGCTCCCACAAAGGACAAGGACAACCCGCGCCACAAATCGTTCTGCGCACGGAGTAGTTCATGGACGGGTGATCGCGGCAAGGCTGCGAGGAAGCGATGGGGCTGCTAATGGCAAAGAACTCATTGGTTGGAAACATCAACAAGCGTAAGGCTCTTGGGATCTCGCGCCCCAAGTCAAAGTCCACTGTCAGCGCGAAGTCATTTGCCGCCATGAAGAGCGGCTGGAAGAAGAAGAGTAAATGAAGAAGCCAGCAAAGAAGGCGATGTCGAAGTCGCCAATGATGAAGAAGGCTGCTGCGAAGAAGCCAAGCATGGGTATGAAGATGGGCGCAATGCGTAAGGGAGGAATGTGAAATGCCGAAGGTAGGAAAGAAGACGTTCCCATACACCGCCAAGGGCAAGGCTGCTGCGGCAGTCGCGGCAAAGAAGACTGGTAAGAAGGTCACGAAGACGAAGGGTTACTAAATGCTTGGACATCGATTCATCAAGATTCGTGCCACGTGGTATCACGCTGACGAGGTACTACAGATTGACGATCTTGGTGGTCGTATGCGTGTCATGCTGTCCAGTGGATTGAAGTTAGACCTCGACCCCATTGAGGGTGAGAAGGTCGCCAAGCAATTGGAAGATCATGGTCTGACTCAAGCCAAGGGATTTGACAACTCATCGATTGCGATTCTTGTGAATCGATTGTCTTCGCTGGAGAACACGCTTTCAAATATGAAGGCGAAGTTGGCAGCGATTGAACTTGAAGGTAAAGCCAAGCAGAAGGTATCCACGTGATCGACTTTAGTAATATCAACGCCATTCGTGACGAGATCGAACGGGCGGAATACTTTCGCAATGAGCACATGGAAACCCCGAAGGAACTCCGCGAGGCGTTCTCAGGTGCGGCGTACCGAAGCGGTCGGGGGACGGAGCAGCCAGAGAACGCAGTCCATGCGTATATTTCGATGGTGCTCCCCCGCATCGTGCATGACAACCCAAAGGTGCGAGTGACGAGTTCGCGCCCGGGCATTCAGAAGACAGCCTGCGTAGCGATGAAGGCTGGTATCAATCGTTGGTCGAAGATGACCCGGGTGCGCGGGACGTTGGAGCGCATTGCCACCGATATGTTGTTGGGCTGGGGCGTTGGCATGGTTGTCAACGAGCCAAAGGGGGCGGAGCGCAAGTGGGATGCTGACGGTCCATATCTGCCACGCCTGTACCGCATTGATCCAGAGCGGTTCTTCATTGATCCGGCAGCGCAGCACTGGGAAGAGGCTCGCTTCATGGGTCACGTGTGGATCAGTGACAAGGAAGACCTGTTGCGCTTGGCTGAGATCGATGAGACTTGGAACAAGGAGGTCATTGAAAGCCTCGCCTGCAACAACGGTGTTGACGAATTACGTGACTATCGTGACATTCCAGAGCGTTGGGAACTTGCCATCTACGAGGTGTGGGTTCCAGAGTTAGATGAGGCTGCTGCCGAACTGATCGATGAGGCAACTGATCAGGCATTGTTCAATGGGACGATCTACACCATTGCCAAGTATCAAGGCAACTCTGGCGCACCAGCACCGCGATACGAATACGTCCGCGCTCCGCGCCCCTACTATGGTGCTCCGAATGGTCCGTACATCATGTTCGGGGCGTTCACTGTTCCCAATGACCCATACCCGCTGAGTCCGATTGTGGCTTGCCGCGATCAGATCAACTACGCGAACGAACTTGCTGTCCGTCAGCAAGAGAACACGAAGCGGTACAAAAGAATTCTGGTCGGCGATGCCAAGAACCCCAAGTTGCTACAAGACATTGTCAGTGCGCCGGATCTTTACGTCTTTGCAGAAGCAGGAATCACGGCGCAAAGCATTATCCCCATCGAAGTTGGTGGCACTACAAATCAACATATTCAGTCGGTCGAAACCGCCAAGGAGCGTTTGGATCGAGCACTGGGGATGTCCGATGCGATGCGCGGGAACATCTCAGGTGGAGCATCGGCTACTGAGGTGGCGGTTGCTGAAAGTGCCTCCACGATGCGCATTGCCCACCTCAAGCGCGGGTTCCAAGAGTCGGTAGACACGATCATGCGCAATGTCGGGTGGTATCTCTGGCACGACCAGCGCATCATCATCCCAGTCGGCGGCGAGGACACCAAGGGTCTGCCGATGGAGGATCCGATCTTCCAAGGCGGTCTAAAGGTGGGTGCTTGGGAGGATATGCAGATCGATGTGGATTCCTATTCAATGGAGCGAACCAGCGAAATGCTGGCGCAAAAGCGTGCTGTGGAGACATTTACGGTTGTAACTCAGGCTGCGCAGGCAATGCCAGCCATGCCGTGGATCCGCTGGCGCGACCTGATGTCCTTCCTTGGCGATGCCCAGAACGTCCCGCAGATGGCTGACTTCATTGACGAGTCGATCTTGAAACAAGCAACCCAACCACAGCAAGCACCACAAGGGGGGGTAGGGGGTGTTCCACAAAGTCCTCCTTCCCCGTCTCCTACTGGCGAGCAACCTGCAATATCGGCGCGATCACAAGGCGCAATTGCAGCGGCTGCTTCGAGGATGTAATGCCGAACTACGAATTTACCAATCAAGCAGGGCAAGTTGTGGAGGTTTATTACCCCATGTCCACTGTCCCTTCGGTTGGCGCAGTGGTGCAGCATCCGGAACGCGGCACGTTGACACGCATTCTAAGCAGTGCGCAACTGTCGCCTAACTTCACTACAGGCACATACCCCTATGTCAGCAACACGCTTCCGCGCCATATGCCGGGAGTTCCTTGCAATGCAAAGGGTCAACCAATCATCTCAAGCCGCAGGCACGAACGCAATGTTGCGTCTGAGCACGGCTATATACGAGCAGAGGACTAACTATGGACAGCACCGCTGAACCCATTGATGTCGAAACGTTGCCCAGCGGGACAACGGAGCAAGACACTGGTATTGAAGTTGAATCATCACAACCCGATGACGATGATTCGATACTTGATCAATTGCTTGGAAGTGTGGAATCCGATGACGATGAAGCCGATGTAGATTCGTCTGCACCCGCTCCTGAGTCTGAACCATCCACACCCGCCTTTGACCGTGAAGTGGTCGCCAAAATCCTTAAACGGGATGGCGTACCGGATGCAATCATTTCTTCTGCTTCCGATGCTGTGCTAGCCGAATGGGCTGCAAAGGCTGAGAAGCGACAGAAGGATGTCGATTCATACGGCGGTCGAGTGAAGCAGATGGAGGAGCAACTTGCGCAGGCGAAGTCACCACAGGATGCGGATGCACAGGCAAACAAGTCTGCAAGCACCCCCCCAGTGGCGATTGATCCGTTTGCGCAAATGTCGGATATGTATGGCGAGGATGTCGTTGCGCCAGTCCGATCAGCCTTCCAGATGCAGCAGCAGCAAATGCAGGAACGAATGCTGTTGGCAGAAGCCCGTGCATCGGATGCTTCGATTCGTGTTCAGTATGGTGCTAAGGCTCCATCCTTTGACGTAGTCGTAGCGAAGATGTCTGCAATGGGTGCTGCAAAGCCGGGTGGGTACGCGAGCATTGATGAACTCACGCGAGCCGCCTACACGGAATTAGTTGGGACTACAAAGTCTGCACCATCGGTCAAGAACTCACAGCCGACTGCGCCACGTGCGTCTAGTCCTCCAGTGAAGCCTCCTGCCCGTGATGCTGATGATGATGTCCTTGATCAAATCTTCTCTGGGACGCACAATCGTTCGTCTCGCATCAAACGTTAAAGGAACAGGCTCATGCCTTCAATCACACAATTCAATGACTTTATGCAGTCAACCGGACCTTCTTATCTGAAGAGTGCGGATGCCGTTATCAACGAAGCCGTCAAGAACAACTACATTCTCTCGCGTCTCCTCAAGGAGAAGGCGAACGAAACAACTGTTCAGGGTGGTACTTCAATCAAGGATGTCATCGTCTTTGACGATTCGTCCACCTACCAGAAGTATGAGCCGAATGAGGTGTTCACTTGGCGCAACCCGCAAGTGACCGACACGCTGACCGCTCCTTGGCGTTTCAGCATGGACCATATGTCGTGGACCGATCAGGAAATCGAACTGAACGAAGGCGATGCCAAGGTCATGTACAAGCGCGTGAAGCGCATCAAGGAAATGCGTATGTGGACTTCCATGCTCAACGGCATGGAAAACGATCTGTGGGCATCGCCATTCAATAACTACAACAACATGGAAAATGGTGGCAAGGAGCCGTACTCGCTTCCTGCGTTCATTACCGAAACCGTTAATGGCGATCTCACCTTTGGTGAACGCGGTGGTTCGGCGTGGCTTGCAACACAGTCAAGTGCTCCAAATATCTTGGGCATTAACCCAGCAACGGACCCACGTTGGTCGAATCAGATTTCGTTCTATAACAAGTCTGCTGCAATCAATACTGGTGCTACGACCAACGTTACATACACAGGTCATAACGCAAATTCATCGATTGCACGATCTGTTTATAATCTCTTTGGTGCATTTGACGATATGTACTTGAAGGTGCAGTTCAGGTCGCCTCTGACTCAGAAGCAGTACTTTGAGGAAACACAGTTCAATCGCCAGATGATTCTGTGCTCAAAGGAGGGAATGAACCTCTACAAGCGAACACTTCGTGCATCAAATGATGTGCTTGTAAGCGCACAGGATTCGGCATACAACACGCCAACTTTCAGTGGTATTCCTGTTGAGTATTGCGCCAACATGGATACGGCTGCGATTTATCCTGCTATTGTTGCTGGTGGATCACGAACTGACGATCTCAGTGGTCGACAGGCTCAGACGATGGTTGCCAACTCAACCGAATTTGCATTGAACACCATCGATAAGGGTGCTCGATTCTTCTTCGTGAACGGTCAGTACATCACTCCTATCTATCACTCAACTCGCTACATGAAGAAGCACGATGTGATGCGTCACCCAAATCAGCCGTTCACTTGGGTTCAGCCTGTTGACTGCTGGTGGAACGTGTTCTGCAACAGCCGTCAGCGTCACGGAATCGTTGCCCCTATTGCTGTCTCCTAACACAACGGGGGGTGGGTTATCCCACCCCCTTCTCTCACAAAGGAAATCATATGATTTTTACCCCCTCGGCTGGTCCTCTCGGCGCACACCCCGTGAACTACACGACAAAGTGTGTAGTCCGCACTGCAACTGTCAGTGTGAACACGGTGGTTTGCACTTCATTCCTCCACAGTACCCCTGTTGTTGATCCAAGTTTGGGCTATGACCCTCTCTATGTGTTCAACTCCGTTGCTCCTGTTGAGGGTGACCTTACGAATAACAACGGCTATGTAGGCGTTGTGACTGATTTGGCTGGAACTTCTGGAGCAGTTGGTTCCATCGTGACTGTTCAATTCGGTGGAATTACAAACGCTCGCGTTACTAGTTCAGGAGCACTTGCTATTGGTGCAAACCTGACTGCATCTGATACAGCAGGGATCTTGACTGATACTGGTGGTACTGCTACTGGTACGGTTCCATGCGCAATCTTGATGGAAACAATTTCAGGAATCACAACTGATGTGGCTCGCCGGGTCTTCATCCCGCTTCAGTATTGGTTCCGTATTGCGATCTGATGATTGATTAAACCCACACCACTGGACGGGGAAACCCGTCCAGTGGATTTCAATGCTTTACTACAAAGACCTGACGAACCATGTGTTGCTTGCCATTGGTGGT